ACAAATTGTGTTAGACAGCGGTGTGCCAGTGAAACAATTTGTAGAACTCCAATAAATACAATAACTCAAGTGTGCCAGCAACATTTAGGTTGTTGGACTTATGCGGTACCCTCCGCGTAGTAGATAGAATCTACATTGGGCTTCTATATAGGAGAAAACAAAATGGGACGACCAATCCGAATACAAAAAGGTAACATACCAAACGCAGGTGGTTCATCAAATGGACACACAACTGGTGGTAGAGGTGGAACTGGCTCAGGCTTAATTGAAGTGACTGGTGCTTTTTTCACAGCAACTCAAGACTCTGCACATGACTCAACTGTTTCAGTAGCAACTGACTCAGGCATGTACATTGCAAAACAAAGAAGTTCATCTAGCTTCAAAATTTATGGTACATCATCAGATGGATCAACAAATGTTGATGGCGTGTTGACACTTACTCCAAAAGCACCGGGATCATTATCATCTGGTGAGTTTTGTGTACAAGCAATTGGCAGTGATTCAACTGTTTACTATGTTAGCAAGTTCTACAACAGAGGAGTTCAATGCTCTTCTGATTCTGGATCAACTTCAAAATTCTTTGGAGCTACATTACTAGCAGAAGCAACAGACGAAGGTCAAGCATCTTCAGGTTTTGTAAACCTAGATACTCAGTAATCTATTTGACACAAGGGCGTGGCAACATGCCCTTGTTCTATATTAGTATAAATAGTAGTAATGAGCACAACCAGAACAAAAACACCCTACAAACTAGAGGTAATGAGCGCCGATGGGTCACAAACTGGGTCAGTTTTAAATGCAACAATCACAAATGCAGGTGTAGTTGATGTTGACATATCGGGCAACTTGTCTGTAACTGGTACAACCACTTATGTAGAAACTACTAACCTCAAAATTTCAGATTCAATTCTTGAACTCAACAAAGACAATTCAGGTGGTGCAGACGAAGATGCAGGCTTACTGGTACAACGTGGGTCAGCAAACAATGCCGCGTTTTATTGGAACGAAGGTGACGACAAATTCAAAGCAGTTCTTACAACTTCTGAAGCAGGCTCAACTTCAATCACTGACAGCAGTACAGCAACCATTGTGGCTAACATCGAAGGCACAGCAACAGGTGTATCCTTTGATGGCATCGACATCACAGACAACGAAATCAGTGCCAAAAGATCAAATGATGATTTGGTGTTGAATGCCAGTGGCACAGGAAAAATAGTTTTTAATTCTACAGTTGAATGGGTGCAAATCCCATCAACAGAAATAAATTTTCATCAAATAACAATTGCAGGTAACGAACTAAGAACCAATGACAGTAATGCTGATTTGAAAATTTCGGCAAACACAGCTGGACAAATACATTTTGATGATTTTACTAAATTCACCAATCAAGGTTCAGATCCCACAGCAGTATCAGGTGAAACACACCTATACAGCAAAACACAGAGCGGTGGCGGAACTGGCCTTTTTTATGTAAATACAACTAGTTCAGGGGAACTGGTTAGTAAAGCAAAAGCACAAATATTTGGATTGATTTTTTAATGGCAATAACAAACACAAATTTAACTTCTACTCCCGCTGTTATCGTAACAGGTGCAAGTGCAGGCACAGCCATCACTTCAATTTACCTATGCAACAACACCACTGAAACTGCAACTGTGGACATTTTTTTATGTCAGAGCGGTGAAGGTGCTAACGATGGTAACGTAGGAGATTCAACTACTAACGCAAACATTGTATACAAAGAATTATCAATCACAGCCAAAGACACTTACGTGATTGACACAGAAAAATTAATACTAGGATCAGGAGATACACTACAAGCCCAACAAAACGATTCTTCGGGTTCAGTGATAATGACAGTCAGCAAATTGGACCTGTAACATGGGACGATTCAGCAAAGGAACAAACACAGTTGGTCGAAGTTTTGTCAAACGAGATCCAATCGGTGGCGGCATTAGACTACCACGTGGTACTACTGGTGAAAGACCAACAGACAACACAACCGGTACACTTAGGTTCAACTCTACAGACAACAGAGTAGAATACTATGATGGTTCTAACTTTAAACAATTCAGAGATTATGATGATGGTGAACTTGTTGTAGACAGCAACATCACTATCAACGATAACTTCATCAGCACTACAACCAGCAACAGCAATTTAATTTTAGATCCAGCTGGCACTGGTATGGTAGAAATGATTGGCACTGGTGCTACCATTATGCCAATTGGTACAACTGCTCAAAGACCATCAGGTTCAGCAGGCATGATCAGATACAACAGCACCACCAGTGCTCTTGAATTTCACAATGGATCAAGTTTTCAACAGGTCAGTGTAGACTCAGACTCTAGTTCTGCAGACACATCCAACACAGCGGTTATATCAAAAACACAAATGACCACAAACATAGTGACTGTGGATGATTTTGAAACTTCAACATTTTGGGGTGCAAGATATGAATATGTTGTGTTTGATGAAATTAGTGGTGAATTTGAAACTGGCACCATACATCTAATTCACAACAGTGGTGATTGTTTTATCAATAACTATGGTGTGACTCACACAGGGTCAAGTCCACTAGGAACATTCACAAGTGATATTGAAGGTGGCAAAGCAAGGTTGAGATTTACTGGCACATCCAATACAAGCAGTTTCTCAGCATTCAGAACTGCAATGGGTGACAACAGTGAAGCTGATTCTTCAAGTGACAACACCGGGTTAACTTTAGTGTCAGACCTTGACTCAGCTCAAGCGGCACTAGACACTACCAGTGCATCAACATATAGAGGTGTGCAATACCTAATTATGGCATACAATGCAGGTGATGATTCAACATCAGGTTTTGAAATTGTCACCATCAACTGTGTGCATGATGGCAGTACTGCTTATCATACTGAATACGGAAGATTAACAACTGCACACGCAGGACATGATTCAACACAAACTGATATAGCATCATATGATGTTGACATCAACGGTGGCAACATAAGATTGTTGGGCACAAGTTTTGCGGCAAATACTGTGATTAAAATTTACAAAAAAATGATTAAAGATTCAGAAACAGCGGTATCAGGAACCAATGTTGACATCATAACCAACACAGATGTTGATTCTGCGATCGAAACCATCAACTCATTCGAAAACAGCAAAGACCAAGACACAACTTTCCAAATGGCACACTATCTTAACACAGTCAAAGCACCAGCTGGTGTTGGCGGAGCAGAATACCAAATATCCGACATTTATGTGGTTGGTGATGGTGTAGGCGATACCGTTGTACACTCAGAATTTGGCATTGTCACCACTGGTTCAAGACAACTAATCACGTATACCACAGACTATGATAACACTACAATAAGATTGAGGGGGGTTGGTGCAACCACTAACTTAGTAGTCAATGGCTATCGTATTGGAGTGAAAAGAACAGGTGGAGGTGTATCAGCTGATGCAGTTGTGACCAAGTCTGGCGCTGACACAGTCACAGGCGTTAAAACGTTTACCCAAGCACTGAGCCTGACCGTTGGTTCAGATCCAGGAACTGTGGCAAATAATGCTCACATTTATTCAAAAGACGTGACATCCAGTGCTGAAGTGTTTGTGAGAGATGAAGCAGGCAACGTGACCAAAATATCTCCACACAATGAACAAGGTGAATGGGAATATTATTCACGCAATGTCAACACAGGAAAAACTGTGCGAGTCAACATGGAACAAATGATCAAAGACATAGAACAGTTGACCGGCAAAAAATATATCGAATCAGATTAGAATTTACCAAAACAAATAAATATCGTAGCACATTTAAAAAATAAAGTGCGTATATAATAGGGGAGAGTGAACCAATGACAACTAGAAGTTTCAAAGTTAAAAATGGTTTAATAATTGGTAGTTCCACAGAGGTAACATCAATTGTAGACGAAGACACAATGACGTCAAATAGTGCCACAGCACTAGCGACACAACAATCAATCAAAGCATACGTAGACACACAAACAGCGGCGGCTGGTTTGTTAACAGTAATTGGAGATGATTCAAGTGCGGCATCTGTCACAATAGAAAATGACGATTTAAAAATTGCAGGTGGTGCCAACATCACAACAAGTGGATCAGGTGACACACTGACTGCGGCATTGGATGCGGCTCTTACAGGGCTAACATCTGTGCAAATTGATTCATTAAACTTGCAAGACAACACAATCACAACTGATTCCAATGCTGATCTAACACTAGCACCAGGAGGCACAGGTGATATCAACCTCACAGCAGGAGCAGACATTAATGTGCCAGCAAATATTGGCATGACATTTGGTAATGACGGTGAAAAAATTGAAGGTAATGGTACAAACTTAACCATTGCTTCTTCAGGATTATGTACTATCACAGCAACTGGTAACACCGTAGTCACTAACAATTTACTAGTGAGTGGCACAACAACACTTACTGGTGCATTAGCAATTGGTGATTTAAACATTCTATCAGATGGATCAATCACAACAGATTCAAATGGTGACCTAGATCTAGCTCCAGCTGGCACTGGTGACATCAACTTGACAGCAGGTGCTGATGTTAACATTCCTGCAGACATTGGACTTACATTTGGTAATGATGGTGAAAAGATCGAAGGTGATGGTACTGATTTAACCATTGCTTCTTCAGGCGCTTTAAACATCAACAACACAGGCACATGTACAGTTTCAGGAGCTTTAACTGTGACAGGTAACTTAACAGTTAACGGTACAACAACTACAAACAACTCAGTTAACACTACAATCGCTGACAACATGATTGAGCTTAACTCAGGTATATCATCATCAGGTAACGACATTGGATTCATATTTGAACGTGGTTCTACAGGTAACAATGCATGTATTATTTGGGACGAATCAGCAGACAAATTTGCAATGGGCACAACCACTGCGACAGCGGCTGACAAATCAGGTGGTATTACATTTTCGACAGCAACTGTTCAAGCAACAGCAACAGCGGCACAATATTCGGACGTTGCAGAACGATATCATGCTGATGCAATTTACCCACCAGGAACTGTGGTGAAAATAGGCGGAGACAACGAAATCACTGTAAACAGTGGTGAAGCAGGCGACACATTCTTTGGTGTTGTAAGCTCAACAAATACTGCGGCATTTATGATGAATGACGTTGAAGGATACTCAGACTCAACACATCCTTTCATTTGTATGACAGGCAGAATTCCAACTAGAGTGACAGGTGCAGTAGGAAAAGGCGCTAAACTAGTCCAGTCTAGCACACCTGGTGTGGCAAGACAAGCACTAGATGGCGAAGCTAACAGTTCAAACACTATTGGAAGATCGTTAGAAAGCACAGATGCAGAAGGCGAAAGCACAGTTCTTGCTGTGTGCAGAATAAACTTATAATCATATCGCACAGTATCACTGTGCGATAAATACGATATGCGTTTCAAAGACTTCAAAATTGTTATAGACGGCACATTTGATTCTGATGACGAAATCGAAAAGTTGAAGTCAGTTTTTGGCAACAAAGTTCAATCTGATGAAGTAGAAACTGAAAAACCAGAAACTGACGAAAAACTTGGGCAAGAAGAAGACCCAAGTTCAATGATATCACCTTTGCAACAAGAACTTGAACTTGAAAAAGCTGAACAAGGCAAAGACTCTGATCACATAGATGCAATCACCAAAGACGAAGACGTACAAGACGACGCTAAAGCACAAGACAAAAATTACTTCCCAAAAGGATTCCTATAAATTCCAAATAAATACGGTATATGGCCTACCGTAAAATAAAAGGCAGTTACAAAGCACAAGATGCCTCTACTGCAATAGTAGAAGACACTTATCTGTTTCATGACACAGTCACAGGTGAATTAAGGATAGGTGATGGTGTGACACCAGGTGGTACATTAGTAACTACAGGTGGTGGTGGTAGTAGCAGTTCCTTAGGGGATCTTACTGCGGTTGGATCAACATTGTCTGCACCATCTAACGCTGACCTAACATTACAAGGAGGTGGCACTGGTGCTGTGGTAGTTGAAGGACTCAACATTCAAGGAACTGCAATCAGCACAGAAGATTCAAGCACAGGCATTGAAATTGCAGGCAATTTAATACCATCACAAGACGGTGTGTATCAACTGGGCAGTCCATCACGTAGATGGGATACTCTGTATGTTGCGGCATCCACAGTTGACCTTGGCGGAGCAACAATTTCATCAGATGGTACAGGCGCTCTTACCATAGCGGCAAGTGGTGCTGTTTTGCCTACAGGCAGTAAAGTACAGGACAACCCAATACAAATTCAAGGTGCAACATCAGGCACAGCTCCAAGGCCAATCCAACAGGTTAAAGTTTTTACTACTGACGGTAGTTCATCATTGACTGATGCTCAAATACTAGACACAACTGCTGTCTTAACACTAGAATTCAATGCAACAGTTGACACAGAACCCGTGTACACAGCGGCAGGACAAAAATTTACATTATCAGATGGCAATGATATTGAGTCGCAAGACTCGGTTACTTTATTTCAATTTTAGTCAATAAATACAGTACATGGCAGATAAAACACCCGTAAGAGTAGTATTCGATAGTGGCGGCACAGCCACTGGTTTAGGTGAATTCCAAACAGGAGAGACAGTACCTGTAGCAAATGGGGGCACAGGACTTTCAAGTTTAGGGAGTGCTTTACAAACACTGAGAGTTAATGCGGCAGGTAATGCATTTGAATTTGCGGCGGCTGGCGGAGACTTAGACATCAGAGGTGATGACTCAACATCAATGGTGGTTGCATTGGCTAGCCAAACTTTACAAATCAGCGGTGATAATTCTATTACAACATCAACATCAAGTTCACAAACACTATCAATCACACTAGACAATGATATATTTGTAAATTCAATTGCATCCAACGACTCAACAGCAATCCAAATCAACGATGCTGTCAACGTTTCAGGTGCATTATCTGTGGGTGGCACACTAGATGTCAACACAATTGCATCATCAGATTCTTCAGGTGTGTTTATCAATGACAGTTTATTTGTGTCAGGTGACATTAAAGCAGAAGGTTCAACAGCAGTAGTATTCAAAGACAAAGTAGCAGTAAATGAAATCATACCAGATGATTCAAGTGCTGTACAGATATCAGTACTAGATGTTCATAACATTATAAACAGTACATCATCGTTCATACAAATAGGCGAAGGATTGAATGTAAATGGCAGTATTCAAGCAAACGGAAGTGTCACAGCAGGCACATCTTTTATTATTGGTGATGCAGATATAAACGAAACGGATTTAGAAAAATTAGATGGCATAACAAATGGGGCTGGGTTGGCTAATAAAGCATTAGTACTAGATGCGTCAGCTGACGTGGCATCAGGACTAAGAAATTTAACAGCAAGTGGCACAATCACAGCATCCACAGTAGACACAAACGTTTTACAATCAACAGATTCAACTGCAATACAAGTCAACGAAGGACTCAATGTGAGTGGCACATTGTCTGCCAACAGTATAGACATCAACACTATTTCTTCAACAGATTCATCAGCAATACAAATCAATGAAGCAGTTAATATGTCTGGGGCACTATCAGTTGGTGGTGCGTTGGATGTAAACACCATAGCATCCACTGATTCAACAGGTGTATTAATCAATGACACATTGTATGTGACTGGTTCAATACTTGGAGAAGGATCGTCAGCAGTATCATTTGGTGGTGAAAGAGTGACTGGTGTGGCTAATCCAAGTAACAACGATGATGTTGTTAATTTAGGTTATTTCAATGATAATTCTGCACAAAACGGATTTCCAAACAGCACAACTGGTTCTTTTCCACTTACAAGTTCTTCAGATTCATCAGCAACTGATTTCAACGATGGTGAAGATTTTGTTGGACAAAGTGCATCAGTTGATGCATTCAATGTTAGTCTTGTGACACTATATGATTGCATGGAGCCAATTGGTTCTTTGACAACCACAGACTTTGGTGCATCTGAAACACATGTAGGAGCATAAATATTGCATGCCTAGTACAGTACAATTTAGAAGAGGAACAAATTCACAAAATGATTCTTTTACAGGATCTAACGCTGAGATCACAGTTGATACAACCAATAAAACATTAAGAGTACATGACGGATCCACTGCTGGTGGTAGTAAATTAGCAAAGGCTGATGATCTAGAACTACAAGTAGTCGGTGACGATTCTGCTACTTTTACAATGACAGTTGGCTCAGATGTGCTTCAATTTTCGGGTGGTAATGGTATAACAACATCAACATCATCATCTAAAATTGTTAACATTGCATTAGATTCTACCATTATAACACTGGACTCAATTGCTTCATCAGATTCAACAGAAGTGTTGATTGATGATGGATTTAGAGTGACTGGCACCGCACACATACCAACATTAGAAACTAATCAACTGTCATCAAATGATTCAACAGCAATTCAAATTAATGATTCAGTGAACATATCTGGCACATTGTCCGTGAACAACTTCGACATTAACTCAATTACATCAACTGATTCAACTGGTGTGTTAATCAACGATAATTTAGTGGTAGCTGGTGTAGTAAAAACACTGGGGTCAAGCACATTACAAATTGAAGAAGGCGTAAATGTGTTGGGCACTCTTCAAGCAGATGCAGTGGACATGGAAGGCTTTTCATCGCAATCAGCAGGAGAAAACGCAGACCTTGATTCTGCAGTTGAAGACGTAGACACTTTTACAGCGGCTACGTTTAGATCAGGCGAGTATGTGTATAGTGCAACTAACACAGAAGGTGGAGCAACTGGAGACTCAACATCAGGTTATGAAGCAGGCAAAATTATTATCATGCATGATGGTACCACAGCATACATTTCACAGTATGGTGTTGTAAACAGTGGCACATCACCATTGCTTACATTTAGTGCCGACATTGATTCAGGCAATGTTAGACTCAGAGCGGCATCACATGCGGCAAACACATCTATCAAGTTTCATCGTACTTTAATAAAAGTATAATTCACCATAATTACTATAATGAAGCAATTTTTAAAAACTCTTACAGGTATGGTATTGGTCACAACTTTTCTTGCCATGGTGTATGCCACATTGAACTATGCACAATCTACAGAACATAGATGGCAACCAGATGATTTTGTCACAGTAGATACCATGTGCCAAGACATACAACCACTGATTGTCACTGCGGCTTTGTACCAATTAGGCACTGAAACTTCTGTGCAAGAAGCTGATATCATCTGGTTAGACGCACTCAAAAGAGGCATTTGTATTTCAAACGCAAATGGATTTTTAGTAAAATTAGTTGTGAAACAAAAAGTGTTTCCAAGATTTTTGAACATTCCTGGCCTAGATGGAGAATTGTGGTCAGCGTCAACAGTTTCGCCTAACGGTGATATGATAGAAATATTTGTTGGCATCATGACCAAAGAATATCTTAGTGGTAAACCAACAACTGATATCTAAACAATTATATCTAATATTGTTTGTAATTTTGATTTGATAGTTTTATTTTGAACTGTTTTCAGCAATCCTGAATGCAATGGTTTTGGCCATGCTCCCATAACAATCCAGCAATAGCCTGAATGTTCTCCATTGAGCTTTGGCACAAATTCATGATCAATCACACAAACATAAGTGTTGAAAAAGAACTTTTGATCTGTGCTTTGAAACATTTCTAATGGAATAAACTTTTGTATTTTAGGTGTATCACCTACTTCTTCTTTGATTTCTCGTTTGAGTGCTTCTATAGGCAATTCTTTGCCTTCTGCTTTGCCACCAACGATGCCCCATTGTCCTTGATGTTTTTTGTTTGCTCTCTGCACTAACATGAAACGTTTGGTATCTTTGGCATAGAATAATGCTCCACTGCAAACTATATCAGTCATAAGTTATTATAATTTATATTGTATTAAAGGTCAAGCACCCAATCACCAGGAGCATATTCTCCTTCCCAAGATTTTTGCCATTGTGTGCCAGTCCATTTGAACTGTACACCACTAGTATTGTTGGTTGCATACTGCACATTGCTTACATTTGATGAATCAAAATCTACGTTCCATTTGTCTGTGTCAGCATTATATTGGATTATGTCAGACTCTGATGCAACAAGATTACCCCATGCACTTGGACCTCTGTTGGTTTGTCCAACAATTGTGGAACCCAATCCAACACTTCCTACTGCTGGCGATACTACATTGGTAATGTCAACATATATTCCACCAGCCGCTGTGGTTTTATCTGTGTCAGCAGTTGGTACTGATGAACTTGCCGCCGCTGATGTTGGTATCACTGTCTTGTATGTAAATGTTGTGGTGCTAGGAACAGTTGAAACACCTATAGTACCATTGTAATAAGCCGGATCGGCTCCTGTAATTCTTACGGTATCACCAACTGCTAACCCATGTGCAAGATCGCATGTGACTGTGGCAGTGACGGTACCATCATGTTCTATCTTATTAATCTTAATGTCGTGTAATGAAGTACCAATTGGTTGTGTAATAAGATATCTTTGACCATCTACTTCCGAACCTGTTGGCTTTGTCTGTGTTGGATCAATAATTTTTGTAAACTGTGGCACACTATCAGTTGGTATTGAATCTGCATCAACTGTGAACAATAGCTGATGAGCTTCTGTTGGATGCTCTGCAATTGTACCTGTGACATATGTGATAGTATCTTCGTTTTGTGCAGTTGTTATTGCTGTTTCTAGTTTAATTTTGGATAATCCAGCTGTAATTTTTCCATACACACCTAACACTTTTGCCCATGGAATTTCTCTTCCATACACCAACTGAGTGTCAGTTTTTGCAGTTTCTCTTGTAGGTGAAACATGTGCCGCATCACCACCACTTGATTCAGTGAGTGGGTCTTTGCTTTGTAAAAGTCTTGCCCTGTTGCCTTCAACATACAGCCCATAATTGCCAAATGTGATTTCTTGTCTACTTAACAAGTCGCCACCAATTATGCCATTTACATCAACTGCTGATGCATCTTCGTTATACACTGATGCAACAATTTTTTCAATGACACCAAGTTTTTTAATTTTTGCAGGAGGTGTTAGATAGATAGGAATTGTAAACTGCAATGAAGCAACATCAATTTCATCATCTGTGCCTTGTGGTATTGTACGTGACGAGAATGTGATGTCTGTAAGTTCTACATAACTTAATGATGTCCAATCCACCCAGTTGTCAGTGGTTTGCAGTTCTAGTGCAGGGTTGAATAATACTAATAACTGTTCAAGTATTTGTAATTTTTGATCTGTGTTGTTAGAAAACAAATCACAGTTCATTGTCAAATCAAATGGCACAGGCATTATACGTTCTATGGTGTGTTGATTGCCTTGTGTGGTATCATATGTTTTTGTTTCAGAATTATATCCACGTTCACGCACATGAATCTTTGATATGTGTGTAGGTTCTAATACTCTATCTCTGTTGTATGTTAAATTAGTGATGTAAGCCGCCATTTGTGGCACACTTACCAAAGCATTTTCTGAACCTTGTCTTAGTATGTTAGCCACTTGTCTGTTGATGTCGCCATAACGCACAGGTACTTTGATTAGGTCAGTGCTATTGTCACCGTCTTTGCCTGTCAAGTATTGAAAGTTTGACATCATGCGTACAAACTGAACAATGTATCGTCTTATTTGTGCATCATAAAAATGTGATATGTTCGCCATTATGTTGTAGTATCCGTGTCTTCAGTTGGTGTTTTACGTTCTTTATCTATCAACGCTTGACTCAATGCACTTTTTTCATTCAATGTAGTACCATCTTTGTTTGTAGTAATGTTGGTGTTGTTGATGAAAGACATCTTAGAAGTTTTTCTTGAGTCTAAATTAGTCATTGTCATTTTTACATCATCCTCTTGATGCACCCATCTTCTGCCATCATACCTGAACAATCTGTTTGGTAGATAGTCAGTTCTTAAATGATAAGAACCTTCAATTGGAGCCGCTGGAAATGATGTACCAAAATCATATGATTCCCCATTTGGTGCTATGCCATCTGCAGTCAAATATCCTTGCAGATAACCATCTCCACGTGGACTTGCAGTGACTCTATCTGCTTTCATTTTGCCTGTTGACATGTCAATATCAGTTTCGTCAGCAGTCACAAGAGCAATCTTGCCATTGTCGTCCACAGGCAACACATATAAAGGTTGTGTGTTGTATCCTGACTCTGGTGCATCTGCTTCTGCCTGGGCAATTATAGCATCATTGATTTCTTGGTCACGTCTGCCAGTGCCTTGTTTGTATGCAATTGATTCTTCGTCGTTCCTTGTGCCTATGATGTCTCTAAATTCAGGTGAATCTCTGAGTGGTTTGCATCTTGCTCTAATAAGATGTGGCCACCATGTTTGTGAAAATCCTTCAGCAGTCACATTTACATCTTCAACTTGATAAAAACGTTTAAGCGTTTCATCCATGTCAGCATCTAAACTGTAATCGTCTTTTCTGTGTGGCAATTCAAGCACATCTCCGCTCATTAATCTACGTCCTAGCCTTTCAACCATGTCCAGTTGATGGAAAGTAATAAATGGTTGGTCATTTTGCATGAACAAACCAAATTGTGTGAGATCAAAGTCTGCGTCAGTCACTGAATAGATACCTCTTGCAGAGTATACATCAGATTCATATTTGCGGTCTCTATTTTCTAAAAACAACAAATCTTGTATGCTCATATGATCAATCACAGATCGCCTAGGCTGAGTAGCATCATTAGTTTCGCCTTGATCATGTGGACCCATGTATTTGTGGACATATATGTCTGTGCCGCCCACTTGAAACAATTCTTTAATGTTGCGATCAAAGAACTTGTAATCTTTGCCTTTTTCAGGTCTGTATATGGATAATCTAGGCATCATACATATTTATAGTAAAATAAATAATGACATAATATGGCAATACAAGTTATCAATATAGGAACTACCGCAGACGACGGCAAAGGAGATACTCTCCGTGTTGCAATGCAGAAGATTAACGATAACACCACAGAATTATACGGATTATTAGGACAAGATACTGCTGGTGCAAAAGGAATAGACATCAGTGGCAGTACCATAGCAACCACTGAAACCAACGCAGATATCACACTTTCACCCAACGGCACAGGAGCAATTGTATTAGGTGCTATGACTGTGTCGGGCACAACATTAAGTGCCGCAGATTCATCTGCAATCAATATCAACGAAAATGTAGTGATTGATGGTGACCTTGATGTTACTGGGACAATTACTGGAACATTTTCAACATCAAGTATAGGAGATATCACTGCTGTTGGATCAACTTTAAGTACACCAAGCAACGCTGACTTTGATCTAACACCAGGTGGCACAGGAAACGTTAACCTCAACGGTGACACAGTAAGGGTTGGAGACAACGATGCCAATGCTACCATCACCACACAAGGCACAGGTGACCTAACACTCAGCACAAACAGTGGCACAAATTCAGGCACTATAACAATAGCCGATGGAGCCAACGGCGACATCACAATAGAGAACAATGGCACAGGTGACATACTGCTAAAAGCAGGTGGCCAAGTTGGCATAGGCTCAGTAAGTTCACCAGACACAACCTTACACCTTAAAGATACTAATTCAGTAATAACACTTCAAAGAACAAATGACACAGGCACACCTGGTATTGATTTTCAACAAGCAGGCGGAAACGTAAGAGCACAGATATACATGGACGGTACTAACGGTATCAGCAAAGAACTTATTTTCAAAGTACAAGATGGAACTTTGGACGAAAGATTCAGAGTCACAAAGAGTGGAGCCAGTGTCACAGGCACTTTCAACATTATGAGTGACAATGATTCAACGTTGAGTGATGCCACTATTAGCATAACTCAGAATGAAATTACAACATTAAGATCTAACGATAATTTAGTATTATCTGCGAATGGTACAGGTACTGTTCAAACAACCAGTAATTTACATTTACTTTCTGCTACACCAATTATTCAGATTCAAAGAACAGACAATGCAAATGTTCCTGGACTTAGTTTTTTAGGCGATGCAGGAACTGAAGGAGCCAGCATCAAATTTGACGGAACAAGCGGCACAGCAAACGAATTAATTTTTAAGACATTCACTGTATCAGGCGGTCTAATAGAAAGATTCAGAGTACAACAAGGCGGAGCAAGTGTCACAGGCACTTTAACCATTGATGACGGAATTACAATCACAGACAACACAATAACTTCATCAGCGTCAAATGCCGATCTAGAACTTACAGCGGCAGGTACAGGTACAGTAAAAGTCTTAGGCACTTTAGACATTGATGCAGGAATTACAATCACAGACAACACAATAACAACATCAGCATCAAACGCCAATCTGGAACTTACAGCCGCGGGTACAGGTGCAGTAAAAGTTGACGCCATTTTATCATTACCGGATGGCAGTAGTAGTGACAACTATGTAGGACTTGGTGATGCCGATGACCTAAAGATATTCCACAATGGAAGCCATTCAATAGTAAGAGAGACAGGAACCGGAAGCCTTTACCTGCAGAGTGACAACAATGTTATACTTGGTAAAGATACTAGCGGAGAAATTTTTGTAAAGGGTGTTGCCGATGGAGCCGTTGAACTTTATCACGATAATGTTAAAAAGTTTGAAACTACATCAGGTGGTGTTTTGGTCACAGGCACATTAGACATAGACAGTTTGAACTTGTTGGACAACAAAATAACCACAGATTCAAATGCCAACTTAGAACTAACACCAGGAGGCACAGGCACTATTGTGATGCCAGGCATCACTGTGGATGACAACGAAATACAAGCCAACAGATCCAATGATGATTTAGTGTTGTCAGCATCAGGCACAGGTAGCATTACAGCACAGTCTTCATTCACGTTCAATGCAGGCTACATTGAAAAAATTAATACATTGACATCATCCTCTACAATTACAGTTGATTGTTCATTGGCCAGCATACACAAGGTGACACTGGCTCACAGTACAGAATTTAATATTACAAGTCTGCCAACAGGTGGATCAGTCACACTGATTATCACACAAGACGGTTCGGGTTCAAGAACAGCAACTTTTGGCTCTGACACGTCTACTGCGATCAAGTTTCCAGGTGGTGCACCAACTCTTTCAACAGGAGCCGCTGATATAGATGTTGTCACTATCGTGAACGACGGAACCAACTTCCTAGGTAACTGTGCTAAGAACTACTCATAGGGTCGATTGATGCCTTTAGGAATTGCTAGACACATAATTACACACGGAGGCGATTACAATCCTTCTATTGACATACCAAATTTGAGCCTATGGCTTGATCCTAGTGACACTAGTACAACAAGTTATAGTGGTTCAAACCTAACAGCGATCACAGACAAGACCGGCACGGCCACAATAACTGTGAACAACACTCCGGTGAAAACTACTGCCAACAGTTTAGAGGCATTACAGTTTGTACAGTCAGCGAATGAATATCTACAGTCGGACACTACCACCCAGGCCGCTTCGGGCAATCACTGGGCGTTGTTCATCGGACAGATCGAGGCACCCGACAACAACAAGGATTCGATATGGAGCTTCGAGACCAACCAATCACCCAAGCGAGACTATGCCCTTAGTTCCGCTGATGCCAGCGATTTCGATGGAGAGTTGGACCTTGACGGTTTGAGTTCAAACAGGATCAGCAGTACAGCAGGTAACACGATAGCCTTCACTGCTCAGACGCCAATTGCTACTGCAACCAATGTGATAGTAGTAGCGTTCTTCAACAAGACTGGCAGTCAGATCGGTGTGAGGGTCAACGGCACCAACG